CGTTCTTTAATGTTTCAAAACGATTGGATGCTTTCTTTTTCCACCACTCCACAATGTTTTTCATATGAAATTTCTCATAGTTTTCGGGGTCAGGAACCAACTCAGTTTCTTTACCATTGACCACTTCAATAAAGTTTTTGAAACCATAGTTGGAGATATAGTATCGTTTTCTTTCAGTAAGACCTTTGGCTTTATCAATCACTTCATTGAATCGTGTGAGTTCAGGTTCACCTTTTAACGCCATCTTGACCATGCCAATAACTTTTATTGTTGCTTTGAGTTTTTTACTTGAATCGGATGGATCAACCAGTTGTTCACCTGTTGCAGCCTCAACATAGTCTTTGAGTTTTTTATAGGCATCACCGTCAAGCATTGGTACAAAGTTACTGTCAGTTAGACCTTTGAAACGGAGATATGGTTTCATACCATCATACTGTGATACTGTCTTTGAAGAACCATACAGACTGGTTGTTTCAAACAAGCAGAGATTCATACCATATTTCTTATTCATAATCTCACGCAATTCATGGGAACAACACATAGCGGCAAGTAATTTACCACCAAGATAATTGAACCCAAATGGTTGAGCAGGAACAATGGTGAAACCCATTGCAGCCGAGTTATTAAAGTTTCTTGCGGCTTCTTTGCTCTGTGTGAATACTTGACCGAGCATCTCATTACGAGGTTTCATATTGATAACGGGAGAACCAAGGCGAATGAAGCCAACAATCTTTGATGTTTTCTTTTCAAATACAGCAAACTGAACTATGCGACCGGGAACACTACGAGAGATTAGGTGAGAAGAAATAACGGAGATATAATCTAACCAACGAGAAGAACCAATATCAACCAATTCAAACTCCATATCGTCTGGATGAATGGTAAAATCAGAGAACAAATCTTCTTCAGGCCCACATCCTGGTAAACAAACAGGCATCTCTGCAATTTGTCCCATTTTTTGACTACGCATATAATCATCAATGCGGTCAAAATGATGGTAATAATCTTCCATGTATTTGGCACAATATATGGCTTGTTCTTTATTTAATTTCATAGTGTAATTTTCTGATTGTATTTAATGAATTTCTTTAAAAATCTATTATACACTACCGGGTCTGTTTTTGCAAATAAAATCTGATACATTTCCTTAGAGTGGGAGTTGCCATGTAACCGCATCTCTATTACTGCCTCTTGTGCATAGGCATCTATCTCATCATCGTCACCGTAATACTCTAGTTGAACCTTCAATGTTTTATCCTCTACATTACTTCTGTATTGTTTACCAAAGTTATTGCCTCTTTGGCGAAATTGATAACGATGCCTCTTTTCATGCACCAATGTTTTGAATACTTCATCAATAAAAACCTTTACAGTTGGTTCTTCAAGCTTAAATGATACATCTTTTTCATTTTCATTAAAAGAAATAAACATTTCAATATCTTTACCATCATAAATTGTTGGGTCATAATAACCACCAACACAAAGAATACTATATGATGTATTGGTCTTATCAATATATTTTTTTACTCTGACTTTATGCTCAGCCAACATTCTTCTAGTCCAATAAATTACTTGATTGAGAGTTTTTTCACCACAGAATCGGTGAGAATAAGAATGTAACTTGTCGTAAAGTATTTTGTGTTTCATACCTTGAAACTGTCAAACTTATTGTTGAGCCTGCGTTCACGGTTACCAAATGTATTTAGCGGTTTATCTTCAATTTCTTGGCCAGAATCAATGATATCATTTTGTGCTGATTGCTCGGCATCATACAATCTCATTTTGGATCTATCAACACCAATCACAAATCGTTTATATACATTAGGGTCACCATAACGATTCTTCAACTGTTTAACCATCATTTGATTAAGTTGCTCAAGTTCTTCAGTTGAAATCAAAGCAAACATAAAGTCAGCAGTTGCAGGCAGACCAAACGATTCGGAAGTATCTTCAAGACCAACATCGGTACTTGTGAAGCCACTTCTTGTTGTTTGTGTTGCACTTACAACAGGAACATTAAACTCAACAGCCAGACCACGGAGTTCTTCTGCAATAGATTTGATGTAAGAATAGGTGTTCACACTACCACCCATTTTGATACGAGAAGAACAACAGATGTTTAGATAATCAATAAAGACAATATCTGGTGTGAAGTTTTTCTTTAACTTCAATTCATTTAACAAAGAACGGAAGTGGCCTGCATGAGCAGCTGCAGTTGGGTATTCTTTGATGATTAGTTTACCATGTGTCTTTGATTTAAGAATCTCAAACTTTCTTTCATACTCGGACTTAGAAATGGTTTGCAATTCATTTAGGTCAATGTTCATTAGGTTTGCATCAATACGCTCTGCAATTTTTTCTTCGGCCATTTCCATTGTGATATACAACACATTATGGCCTTGACTGATAGAACTGGCAGCACAATGACACATGAACAATGATTTACCAACACCAGTACCAGCAAGTGCGATGTTTAGAGTTTTGATTGGGAAACCACCTTTGGTGATTTTGTTGAACAAATCAAGGTCAAAGCGAATACGAGATTCAACACGGTGATAGAAATCATATCGGTCATCATAATCATTTAGATAATCGTGACCAACTGAATTATCAAATGAAACACCAAGAGCATCACTCAGGAGTTTTGGTATTTCACCTTTGGCTTTCTTACCAGATTTATCATCAAGGATGCCAACAGATTCCATGATGGCATTATAGATTGCTTTATCTTGGCAGAACTTCTCTGTGTGTTCTACAAGCCATTGTTGCTCAGATGGGTCTTTGTCATCGTGAACTTCATTGAGAATGTCAATTGCTGTCTTAACTTCAGATTCAGAAAGATTTTTACTTTCTGTGAAATTAATTACAAGAGCTTCGTGTGTGGGTAGTGTTTTGTATTTGTTGGCAAAATCTTGAACTTCTTTGAATACATTTCTTTCATTGATATCGGAGAAATACTCTGGTCTAATAAATGGAATAACTTTACGAGCATACTCCTCATTGTATATCAAATTCTTGATTATCGTCTTTTCTAAGCGTTTCATATTGTTGTTTCGTTAAGATTTCAGTTAGTATATCACCCATCATTGTAGAGAAGTTTTCATCTTTTGTCAAGTCATCAATGTCGTGTTTACCTGGATTTACAACTGTATATCCAAACTGTAACACGCCCATTTCGCCTTGCGGTACTACTCTTACTTTACCATAATGGTAAACAACACCAGCATACTCACCTTCTAAGATTTGTAGGCCGGTGATTTCAGAGTTAGTAAAGTCGATGAACTTAAAATCTTTACCTTCAAGCGGCATCTTCTTCTTCTTCTTGTAAAAGAATTGGGTTACTTTCTCCCATAATGTTTCCATAAGCGATTCCATATTTTTGATTTACATACTCTTTGAACTTTTCATCTTTCAATAATGGCAACATGAAGTCATCCGTTTGAGTAGCTTCAAATCTTACTTTGTCACCTATTTCTCCACTTTTTTGGTCAACCTTTGCATACCAACCCGGAGATGGTTTAGAAAGAAACCCGCCTTCAATGGCAATATCCACAAGGCCAGAATACTTTTGGATACCACCATCAAAAGATACGCTGATAGGAATCTTAGACTTTTCTTTAACATAACGAGATTTCTCCACATTGATAATAAAATTGTAACCAGTAATTTCTGTTCCAGTTTTTTCTTGTTGACGACCAAGAATGTAAATATTATCAGCAGAGTAATAAGAACCTGTACCACCACCAACGATATCTTTAGGGAACATACCAATCTCTTTGTAAGTATGATTCACAACAATCAATGAAATATCTTTTAGATTTAAGTGTGGTGTGACCATGCGGAACAAACTCTTAACTTGTTTAGCACGGCTCATATCTGCAACCGATTTGCCCTCAAGAGCATCTTCAACTTCTTTCTTTGATGCCAGATTGCCAATAGAATCAAGGATAATAATCAGTTTATCACCACGATTCACTTCTTGAAGTTGTTGCATGATATCAAACTTCAACTGTTCAATGTCAGTCAATGGAGTATGCAACACTCTGTCCATGTCAATTTCAAATGTTTCAAAGTATTTGATAGGTGTACCAAACTCTGAATCATAGAATAAAAGAACGGCATCTTTGTATTTGTCCATATACGCTTTAGCCATTAATAAACTAAATGCCGTTTTAAAATGTTTAGATGGCCCAGCCCACATTGTTAGGCCTGGAATAATACCGCCATCTAATTTACCACTCAATGCCACATTAATCATTGGCACATCGGTTGGTACCATATCTTTGTCTGTAAAGAATTTAGATTTGGATAGAATTGCACTATCTTTAATCGTTGAATTCTTTTTAATCTTTTCAAGTAAACTCATATTAAAACTGACCTCCATCAAGTGTCGTAATTTTGGATTTGGGTATCACTTCATGCATTTCGCCATCTACATAAAAGGATTCTAATGTATTTGAGGCTGTGTTGTCAACCTTTTTTTTCTTCTTTGCCTTTTTCATAGGAATAATATCACCATCTTGTTCTTGTCTTATTCGTTTATAAGTTTGATTTGCGGCAATTAATAACAGAATGGCAAGTGGATCAAAGACAATGATAATAGTAAAGATAACTAACCTTACAGCTTTATCTATGAAACTAGGATCATCTTTGTTATAGAATATTTCGGCGATGTATTTAATTGGCCCAATCTCTGCCGTCAACTTGTTTTCTTCTTTCATTAACGGCAACTTTTCTTTTGATAAACGATTCAATTCATTTTGTGTGGTTTGAATTTCTTTGTCAATCTTATTGGTTGCTGTTGCTGGGTCACCTGCTCGTTTCAAAAGATATTCTAATTTATCACGAGCAATCTTCTCTTGTGTTTCTATGGTCTTTAATTGAACTGTATTAGCACCAACAACCACATTTGATTCAATGTGAGCTCGTGATAGATAACCAAAGATACCCATGCTGGT